CGAACGCATCGGCGGGCGTCTTGGCCAAGTCGTAGATGCCCTCACAAGCGATCTCCACCGGGAGCCCGGCGGCGGCGTCGGAAGTGGCCACACCAGTGAGGGCTTTGATCACCACCAATTGGCCGGATACCACCCCGCCAGTTGGCGCGGTCACGGTGACCACACGTCCCGGCTGAACAAAATTCCGCATACTCGTTCGTCTCCTTATCCCAGCCCGCGGCTGGATTCGATTGTCTGCACCTGTACTCCACCACCCGCGCCGCTCAACTCCGCGATCTCCGCATCGATCAGGGCCAGGGCCCTGGCGGCATCATCGCCCTGGCGGAATTCCACGCGGCCCAGTTGCGGCGTTTCGACCGTCACTGGGCCGGTCATTTGCCCCAGCAGCTTGTCCCGCGCCGCGAGTAATTGGTCGAGTGTCATCAGACCCCTGCATTCTTATAGCAGCCCACTGAACCAATCACGCCAGCGCCATAATCCAGGCGCACCAGCGTTTCGGCACCATCGATATCGGAGCCACCGCTGAAGCCCACGCGCGTTTCGATCTGCGGGCCCTCGGCACCGGACAGATACGAAAACTCCAGCACCGGGACAATCGCCGGATCGCCGAAGGTGTACCACGACTTCGTGTTTTGTCCGCCCGCGGCGTCGAGGCGCGGATCAACCACCAGCTCAAGCATTCCATCGAACGGATTGACATTCCCGATTTGCGCCGGATAGATGCCGCTCAGGGCTTTCTGACCGGCGGTTTCCTGCGTCGCGGGCACCAGCAGATACTTGGGCGTGACGGCGATGGGTTGTCCGTTCTGATTTTTCGACAAGCGCATCGCCAACCGCGCATCGCTGAGAGGCTGGGTGTCGATGGCCGCTGGGGTCGCCGCCAGATTGCCGTGGGCGGTGCTGAACAGCGCGTTGCCATCGGAGAGCACGGGATTACTGATCAGCAATGTGGCCAACTGCGCGTTTTCGAATTCGGTCGCCTGCAGTGCCAACTCGCTGCTGATATCGCTGAAAACGGATAGATCATCGTTGACCAGCGCCTGCCTGGAGATTCCGAAAACAGCCGCATAGGTCGCGACGCTATAGCTCTCGGGCTTCACATCCGGCTTGCTCACCCGCTTGAACTCGCCGTGTTCGTTGACCTTCTGCAGCGGGCCCATGGGCGAATCCCGGTAAATGTTCTTGGCCCTGAAATCATTTGCCGTGGAAGCCCGCGCCAGCAGCTTCAGGCCCGATGGTGCAGGCAGATACTGGGGCAGCAAACTTTTGTTGAAAAGTTGCGCCAGGAAATTCGCGAAGTCGCTGGTGGTGTGCAACATGCCCCACCGCGCGAAAATCTCATGGTCGCCGCCCAGCGCCGTGATGCCATGCATGCGCAAGATCTCCCTGCCGATATCGCTCAGTCGGCGACCGGCCCACGGTCGGGCCCCCTCGATCAGTTGGATGCGACTGCAGGCGCGATGGGCCACGGCATTCACGGCCCGGTCGAGGAAGCCCTCGGACTCATCGCGGGTGACCTCGGCGCGGCCCTGGATCACCGGGGTGCGCCCGCGGATATGCTCCAGCAGTTGCCTGCGGGCATCCTCCAGGCCCACGCCCTCGCGGGTGGCCAGCGCGGTGGTGAATTGGTCATCAGCGCCCAGCAGAGTCCCGGCGGCGCGGATCTGGTCGGCGATGGCTAGTTGCGTTTCTGGCATAGCACTCCTCACATGCGCACCGCGGTCTGCGGCCAGCGCGGTAAAACTGATTTCCAGCGGTGTCCAGCGCACCGCGGTCTTCGTGCGGTTACCCTGTGTGTCCTTGGTGGTGTTCCAGCTCTGCACGCTGTAACCGACACTCACCCGCGAAATGATCCCGGCCTGCACGTCTGCCATGACCGGCGCGACATCGGCACGCTCGCTGAATCGCACTGTAGCGATGCCCTGCTGGCCATCCACGCTGGGATCTTGGACCACACCCAAGATGTTTCTGACGCTCCAGCGGTCATGGGTATCGAGCAGCGGCGCGCCTCGGAGCTGGCTCAGGTCCACGGCTTCGGGATCAAGGGATAGCCGCTCTACATAGGGCCCGTCAAAATCCATGCGGTTAACCGGCGCGCCGGTCGACCAGATCACCTGCACGCTGCGCTTTGCCGGATCGAACGTGCTGGGCGCGAATGTCGCGGCCCGCGTGAGAATCTCAGTCGCCTGCGCTGCTGCTGGCATTGGCTGGCACCTCCTGCGGTTGCGCTTGCTGCTCTTGGCCTTGCTGGGAAACCCGGCGCGGGTCGCTGTCGAAGACTAAGCCCAACTGATCAGCCCTGGCGTTATCGCGGGCGATTTCCTGATCCAGCACCTCACTGTCGAGGCCGCTCTGGGAAACGATTTCGCTGCGGCTTGTGAATCCGGCTCTTACCTGCCGCACCTGCGTCTCTACTTCCATCCGGCTATCGAGCATCTCCACCGGCTGGGCCACCCACTTCACCGGCATGTCGAGTACAGCTTCCGGCAACTCGCCCATGGCCACCGCGATGCGCACCCACCACTGCCACACCGGCCTGCAGAGGCTGAATACAAGCAGATTGTGGACGATGGAATCGCAATATCGGCGGAAGGCAAGCAGGCCCAGCCTGCCGGATGCGAAAGTGGTCGCCGACAAATCACCGGACAACAATTCGTAGGGCAAATTCAGCGCCGCGGCGATGCTTCGCAATTGGCTTTTGACGAAAGGTTCGTATGCTCGATCCGGGTTGGCTGGATTGCTGAAACTAATCTCATCACCGGGCCGCAGCCGCGCAAGGGAGCCCGGCTCGAAGGTCGGCTCGCCGCTATCGGCCATCAGCGGACTGCCATCCTGGCTTCTGATGAAACCGCTAAACAGCGAGGCGACTTTTGCACTAACCAGCCCGGTTTCGACAAATTCCCGCAGCTCGTACATCGGCAGCAATGCGGGTGCCAGCCAACTCGCGCCGCGCTGGGCCCCGGGCTGGAGCGGCGCGTACAGATGCACAACCAGCTCCGCGGGCACCGGAACGGAAACTGTAATCACAGGTTGCGCCGGATGTTTCGGCAGAAGCCAGTATGCCACCCGCTCATCATCCGGGCCGAATTGAATCCCACCGGCAACATTGGTCGCATTATCGCGGCTGGAGTCCAGATGCTCCGCGGCCAGCAGTTTCAGCCGCAACGGCTCCCCTGGCAGGATCTGAATCAGGCTCTCCCCATCGATCAGCGCGGCCTTGAAAGCTTGGCTCTGCATGCCATAAAGATCGAAGCGGCCCTCGGCATCGGCGAGGTCGGTCCACCGTGTCCAGGCGGCTTGCACGAGGGCCTTCAAGGCAGCGTCCGGAGTCACCAGCAACGGCTTGACGCCAACGCCTACCACGTAGGCTGTCAGGATATCGACCGCGCGCCTTGCCCAGGCGATGTTTCGATATGCGTCCCGGGCCCGGGACCGCAGCAATGCGGGCTGAATATACGCACTCGCGAAGTTACCCGATGGCGGCACCCACTTACTGAGTCGGCTCCCGGCCTTCGATGCGTCCCAGGCCATCAAGTTGCCGCTGGGCGTGCCGTAGGAAGACCACGCATCCCACATGCTGCGGATGGCCACGCGCGCACGGCTGAGCACCGGCAGGTTCATTGGGGGCGCGCCCTCCGGGCTTTCTCAAGATCCGCGAGTTGCTGAACCGCGGCGCTTAGATGGAGTGCAAACTTGAGAGCATCTTCAGGCGAGAGCCCAATCGGCTCACGGCCATCGACACAGACCACGACGCGATCCTCAGTGGGCGCAACCGCCACAGAGATGCCCACCGGCTTCACGGTCAAATCCGGTGTAGCGGCGAGTGAGGGCACGCTCATGCGCTCACCTCTCGCTCTAGTTGCGCGGCTCGCGCCGCCTTGGCAACTTCATGTCGGCGCGCAGCCCGCCGCTCACGGTCCAGGTCGACCGCGGCCAATTGCGCTCTCATCTCCCGGCGGAAGACATCCAGGTTAATGACCACCGCAAGGGCAAGCCGTCCCGCTGCCGCATGTGCTTCCCCAAGAGTTTCGAAAGCCTCCCGGCCTAGCGTCGTTTCATTCTGTGCCCACAACACCAATGCTTCGGGCATGCTCTGGAGATCATGCGGCGTGTGACCATCGCCGCCGGTTTCCACCGGCAGAGAGTAAGGCCCAGCGAGGGCAGTGAGTAGCTGCTGCCGGTCCCAACCGAGATCACCCAGGAAGCCAACGATTCGCAATCGGACGACATCTTCCAGATCGAATCGCGCCGGGGGCATAAGCACCCCGAAGCTCATCGTTCAGAAGCGTCGCGCTGGCAATCCGGAAGGCCACATCGGCATCAACCAGGAAATCGAAAGCCGTTAGCAGCCTGCCTTGCCAACGCCACCGGAACAGGGTGGGTTCCGCAATTCGCACGATTGAAGCAATCTCGGCGAGACTATAGGTCCCATCGGCTTCCTCTATCATCGGTGATAGTATCCGCCCGGAGCATTGATGAGTCAAGCGTTAGACGGTATCGCCCCAAACGAATTTGCTCTTGATCACACCCGGCACCGCGGGCGCTCCGTTGGGTGGCGGCGCGGGCGCGAGCATGCGTTCGAACGCCTCGCAATGCTGATCGAGATTCAATCCGGCCATGAGTAGTGAATGCAGCGCCGCGATAGCGTAGACCCTGGCATCCAGGGCCTCGTTGCGCTCGCGCGCCAAATTCCTCCATTCGTAAACAGCCCGGCCCGCGCGCATGCGGCGCACAAGGCTCTCGCTGGTCAACATGTGGAAATAGTCAAGCGCCCTGCCTGTCGGGAAGTGGCAGCGGCCCGGTCCTTCGGTCACGGCGAGACGCCGGTAAAACCATGCTTTGGCCTCATCGACGGAGATCAGGAAAAACGGAAACTGTTTCGGGTTGTAGACAGCCTTGCGCGGCCAGATGGGTTTCGTCCAGCCGCTATTCAAACCCTTGATCGCGTAGATCTTTCTGGCGAAGCGGGTGCGCGTGAAGGCATGGACCTCATCAGGCAAAAAGCCGCAATCGACGCAGGCGGAAGAAATCCGCAGCGGCATCCCGCTCTCATGGCGGAACTCGCGCGACAGCAACGCATCAACCTGTTGCCATAGATGCGGCCCGCTGGGATCGCCGTAGAGGGTGACGTAGGCAATCGACCAGCTCTCGAACCCCTTAGACCATCCGATAACCTCGATTTCGGCGCGATCATGCTGTAGATCGACGCCAGCCGTAAGCAGGCTCACCGGCATAGGAACTTCGGCGGCGAAAGGCTCACATCGCGCGGCCAGCGCCGCGGCGGTAGGCGGCTCGGCCACTTCATCGCTGGCCCATTCGGCGAGCGATGTGTTCCAGAAGACGCGCCGCATCTCTGGTACATCTTTCGCCTTCAACCATTCCTCGCCCAGCGCGCCCCAGGTGCGCCACGGCGAAACCAGCTCGCTCAGGCGGAATCCCGCGGCCCGCGCGCCGGGATTGGTCGCCCTCCAGCGCCCCCGCTCCACCATGCCGTCCTTGAGTTGATGCGGATCAGTTCGCTGCATGTGGGACATCTCCATGCGGCATCCTCCGGCTTGCCCTCGGGCCACTCGATGCGCTCCCACTGCAAAATAGACAAATTGTCGCATTTGGGGCACGGCACCTCGAACTCGCGCATGTCCGACTGAAGCCATGCCTGCTCGATGCGCGACGCACCCTTGATGGTGGGCGACGAAACCAAGATGATTTTCTTGTTCCAGAACGTTCTTGTTCTCGCCAGCGCGAGCGACACCGCGTCGCCTTCGGTCCCGGCGGATTCCTCGAAGCGGTCCACTTCATCGAGCAGCAGATAACGGATGGGCCGCGAGGCGAGGCCCGCCGCGCTATTCGATCCCACCAACGTCAAATGCCCGCCGGTGAAGCGCCGGTGAAACATGGTGGCATCACCGCCCTTCGACCGCGGATCGGCGACTTTGCCCTTCAATATTGGCGTATCGCGGAATAGCGGGGCCAGCCGGTCTTTGGAAAACGCTTCGGCCATCGATAGGGTCGGCAGCACAATGAGCAACGGCCCCGGCTCTACGGCGATCACATACGACAGCAGCGTGAGCCACAACTCTGATTTCCCAAGCTGCGATGCCCATACCAGGACCACAGTCTCGTAAGGCGACCCGGGCGCGATGGCATCCAACGGCTCTTTCTGGAACGGCAGCGTGCGCCACTCACCCGGCGCGGCGCTGGCCTCGCTGCTCAACATGCGATGCCGGTCGGCCCAGCCGCTCAGGGGCTCACGTACCGGCGGCGCGGCCAGCTTCAGGGCGCTGGCGAGCAGATCCTCAATCGTCGGCATGCTTCTCCAACTGGCGCAGCGCCAGCTCGCACTCGGCCCGGAGGATAGCCTCGGCATGCCGCGAATCGGGAAATCGCGTCGCCACCCTCGCTGGAATGCTCAACACGGCGTTCCGCAGCCTCACCACGGCGTTGTTCCAGGTCCGGGCGACCTCGGAAGCCTTCACCAGTTCGCCGCGCGCCTCAGCAAGCTGTAACTCCCTCAGTGAAGCCAGCGCGGCCTCTTTGCGTGTCCTCTCGCGCGTCAAGCCTCTCGATTCGGTCGGCATGGTACAGTTTTACCCCAGCTGTGTGCCGGATCTAGAAGTTCTGTGCAGACGATTGTCTGCGGGCGACCACCCCCAAAAAGATCGTTTGACGGGTGGGCCAGAGGCCCTCCTGGGGCCTGGGAGCCATCGGCGGCGGCTTCCGGCTCCCCTGGTATCGGAAAGGGCCATGCAATCGATCCTGGGGCACGGGAAGGCCATTGCAGAGCCCGAAGCGCGATGCACGCGGCGTGTGCAACGCGGCTAACGTTGACAAACCCCAAACGGTACTGTTTGGGAATTCGATAACCGGGACGGTCATCATGGAGCCGAAGGTGGGCGCGGGCATCAAAAACCCCTTAACCTGAAATCAGGTTCAGGGGTTTCTAAGGGCGACGTGACGGCGATGCACGCCCGCAGCACGGCAGGCCAACTTGCCCAGAAGGCGAACGTAAGCCGCTATAAAGCGGAACGAGCAGCCGGTGCGGCGCAAGGGCATCATGGAGCCGAAGGCGGGCGCGGGCATCAAAAACCCCTTACGCTGAATTCGGCGTCAGGGGTTTCGGAGCCCAAAACACGCGCGGTCGCGTCGCGGAATTTGCCACACCGTGCGGCAAAACCTCCGGTACTCTCGGCGGGCCCAATGCGCTTCCCGTTTTGCCACGGATGAAATAGCTTCCGGCGGTTCCCCCGGAAGCTTTCGGAAAACCCCCTGGGCGAATTCGCCCACTGGGTTTTTGGTTGCCGGTCGGAAACCCTTCGGGCGCTGGTGCCCCAAGGGTTTTTGGTTGCCCCGTCCCTCCCGTTTTGGTGATTGCGGTAAAGTTGCGGTCGAATTCGACCGCAAGTTTCTTTCGTTGATTCTATTGCCCCTTCCCCCTTCGGGAACCCGGTGGACGTTTTCGTCCCTAGGGTTTTTACCTGAGGCTTGCCGGTGCCGATAATGCTTCCGGCGCGCGTGCCGGAAGGATTTAGCATTGCGAAATAAGCGAAACAAGCGAAACAAGCAAAGGAAGGCCCTCGCGCGCGCAAAGCCCCTTTCTTCGTTTTCTTCGTAAAAACACTTTCTTCGTTTTCTTCGTTACTTCGTAGACCGTCTCACATATCCCTGTAAGCTTCAGCACACTGGGAAGATATCCGTCCAGGGGATACCGTCTACGAAGAAACGAAGAATACGAAGAAAGCCCCCTCATAAAGCCCAATAACGGGTCGACGCCCGACCGCCGGTTTCCTCTTTCTCGAACCGGACAAGCCCACGCTCAGCCAGCACGCTAACCGCCCGGTCTATCTCCGTGGCGGGCTTGTTCCGCCCGAAGTGATTCATGATGTCCCACCGTGTGAGCCCATCCGGGCTGGCCCGTAGAGCCCGCAGAAGTTCATCCGCCGTCGGATCACCGAGCGCATTCCCCCAGATGAAACGGGCGGAATTGTAACAGTAGTCCCAGACGGCCAGCGCCGCCCGGAGATGCACGGCGCGGATCTGGTTCGAGCAGTCGAGCAGGGCGTAGATGAGCGCCAGCCGGACCACGTGCGCTTCGGCGCGGCTGGTGATAGCACCCAGCAGGCCCGGGCGGCCTTCACTAAGAGCCTCGTAGACCTGTTCCCAGAGGTGACGGGCATCGGCATCGAAGCTCATCCGGCTGTCGCCCAATCGCCGCGCCTCGTCCGTGGCTGTTTCGAGCCGGTGGATCACCGGAGCCAGATCGGGACTACCACCCCCATGCGGAAGGACTTTGGAACGCTTCGCGCAGCACCAGAGAATTCGATTCGCGAATCCGTTTGCAATATCGGTGTCATCCAAGCGTCTCCGAAGCTCTTCACCAGTGATGTGGCCGATCATACTCACGTGGGCTCCGGTAACGTCGACTGGCTGCATCGCCCTCCGGTTGCTGAGTCGCCCGGTGTCCCATGCATTCCTCAGGAGTTGGCTCATGATAGTACCTTCTCTCGAAGCTATTGCCAGCAGTCTGGAAAACTCGGGTTCTAGCACTATGACGCGGCGATCCTGTCCACCACCGTCTTCTTCTGTACGGTGTTCCGCCGCAGCACCGACCAGCGCCTCACCGGACGCTAGGCCAGGAACGATCCGTTTATCTGCCCAGTACTCATCAATGGCTCCCAAGACCCCGCCAATTCTCCCCCAGCTAGTTCCCTTTCTGGCCTTGCTGGTAGTCCCAACCAGGACCACATATTCATTCATGTGATGCCGGTCGGCCTCGGCCAAGTAATAAGGACCCCCCTGCAGCAGTGATCCCCAGGCCACCAAGAACTGCAACAGCAGCGCCGCCGGGTCGGCCTCGGTATGCGGCTCAAGCGTGCGCACCAGATCACCGGCCACACCGTGGAATCCGTTCTCATGGATGGGATCGGGCCATTGTGGAACGGTGGGTGCCGCCTCTGCCTTTTGGCCGGTTTCGGCTTGCAATTTCCGAATGGTCTCAGCGGCTGCAGGGAGCAGCATGGCCGGGTCTTCCTGCTGCATCGCACGGTGGCTCAGTGAATCGGTCTCGCGGATGAACTTTCGAAGCACCGAAGCCCGCTTGACAATGGTGACGTAGCCTTCCAAGTTCAGGATTTCCGGCAAGCCGGTATCAAGATCGGCGAGGTAACCCAGGCCGTTGACTGTGCCGAAATTCGGGTCCCGCTTCCGGATCTCATGCGCCACAGTGATGCGGTCGATTGCTTCGCCGCGCGTATGCAGAGCCAGCATGTTCTTAAAAATTTCACGGTGGTATTCCAGGCCGAAATCGTCCGGGTGCAGTTGTTGCGCGACTGAGGCGAATCGGTTGCCGTTCAATTGAATCGCGCCCAGAATCAGCCGTTCAGTGTCGACGGCCACCGGCAACGCCCGCTCTGGCGTTTGGCGCTTCGGCTGTGGTTTACTGGATACGGACATAGACAGGTTGTTTTCGCACGCCCGCCGCTGCCCCTCACCGGCCCGGCGGCGGGCCCCGCCTCAAAATCCCCTACGCTGCTGTGCCCGTGCCCACGTTCCGGCCATTGAACC